GGCTGTTGCGGAGTCTAAAGGGATTCCGGCTCCTGTATCTACTGTGATAGCACCCGCAGCAGCAGCACCAATTGCAACTGTATGTGCAACACCACCAGCATTACCTATTCCTATTGCGCGAATAACGTTACCACGACCGATATTAATAGCATCGCCACTGTTATCTGTACCAAGATTGAGGGCGGTTCCCGCTGTATTAATGGTTGCACTGCCGTTTGCTGTAAAAAGACCGGTTACAGTCAATGTGCCGGCAATAGTTGGGATGCCTCCGTTTGAATCAATAGAAAATACTTCGACGTTTGCTGAATCAGTAAAGGATACCTTGTTTGCTCCAGCTGCGTCGCCCATACGAATTGTAATGTCTCCTCCGGCTGCTGATCGAATCGCTAATCCAGCTGCTGCTGTGTAGATAGGAGATGTTACGCTTGTTGCAAGTGTGATTGCTGCATCAAGATTGAATGTGATCGTGTTTCCAGCTCCTGTAGATCCGATGTTAGTTCCGCCAGCTAGAGTAATATTTCCACCCGCTGGAGTAATGGCTCCGCCCGCATCGCCTGTTAAAGTATCAAGATCGCCTGATCCAGCTGAAGTTATGCTCCATGTGAAGGTTCCGCCTACGTTCTGTACGAGTTGGTAACCAATGCCTGTTGCGGTATTAATCCAAACATCCCCTATTGTTCCGTGATCGGCTGTCGTAGGGGCTACTGTTGCCCGTGTTACAGCGGGAGCATCTAGTCCAATATTGACGAACGGCGTTCCTACACCGTAACATTTTGCTTTTCTGTGACTCATTTTTTCCTCATATGTTGACGTTAATTCGTGATAGTGGTAATATGTGTACAATACACACTTTCAAACTTAAGCTATATGAAAACTGATATAATATCAAAAAAAAGATTTACAATGCGCGTAACAGCTGAACAATTAAAAGAGCTAAAGGTGATTGCAGCGATTAATAATATGACGATGACGGAATTCGTAGACCGAGCGATTAGGAATGAGATTTTGAGGATGAAAAAGGAGAAATAAGATGGAATGGACACAGTTTTTAATTCTGCTTGTTACAATTGCAGGATTATTTTTTTGGAATAGATCGGAGTCAAGGTCGGATGCAAGAAATTTTGATATAAAATTAGAAACATACAGACAAGAAACATACGAAATAATTCGTGCCATTCAAAGCGAAATCAAAGATTTCCACGGTAGGCTTTGTGCAATAGAAGAGAAGAAGAATACTAAGGATAAATAAGATGGAATGGTTTAAAAAACACGCTGATACGGTGGTTGTTCTAGGGGCAATTATTAGCTCGATTGCTTGGATGAATGGCCGCTTTTCTCAAATTGATAAAGAGATTTTAATGATCAAAACAGTCTTGCTAGTTAAGGGTATTTATCCGTCAGAATTGGCCATTAATAATCAGAAAGATGAGCTTGATATCAAGAAGGAGAAATAAGATGGAATTAGAATTTTTAAAAAGCTTGGATTATAATTTAATAGGCTGTTCGATTGGTATTGTGTCTTTTGTTTATGCCATTATGAGAAATATGAAGGCAGATATTAAACAAGATTTTGAAAGCCGATTTGCAATTTTTGATAAGAGAATGGATTCATTTGACAGAAGATTAAATAGCATGCAAGAGCAGATGTTTTTGCTCTCAACGGGGAAGACTCTAGCTCAGGCTATATTAGAAGAAAAGATGAAGAATAATAATTAGAAAATAAGAAGATTATAATGTTAGTTATACTATTTGTTATACTATATATACTTTTGTGCAATATTTACAATGAAAATGAGACTAACGAAGATGACTTTTAATCTAGAAGGGTATATTTTTGTTTAGTCACTTCTTCCTTTTCTAGGCCCTTGTCGAGTTTTTGAATATTTTTAGAAAACCCCTGTGCGCTTTCTTTTGCAGCCTCTCCTAGAGACTGTAAATAATATCTTCTTAATGCAGGAGATTGCATGACTCTGTAAAGAATCTTTGCCGATTGATATCCAGCACCCACGGCAGCTCCTTGCGGACTAAATAAACTACCTAATTTTGCAGCACCAGCAGCGCCTACTCCTCCAAATAAATGCATTAATTGAGGACTCATTGTACGACCGAAATTTTTTTCTATCCAATTTGTGATTACATTTGATCGCGCGATTGCCCCAAATCCTGTTTGAGCTTCTTTAAATGGCTTTCCAAAACCTGGATTTGTTTTTCCGTAAGACTCAAGTTCTTGATTTACTTCTCTAATTATTCCATCATAGAATTTTCTTGCTCGTAGTCTATCCGTATTTGCTCCCGCTGCTCTTACAGCATCATTTCTTCTTTCATTTAAACTCCTAGTTATTCCCCATAGATTTTCTACTGGAATATCGTCTTGTTTAAAATGACCCAAAGCCCTGTCGATATCTTGAACAACCGCAGATTCTGTTTGAGATAATGTGCCCCTAGAAAGGCGCTGTTTTGTGTTTTCAAGGCTATTTCTTAGTCTACTTGCATTTACTATAGGATTTCCGCTTTTGGTTAATGCATCTTCGGCTTTCTGAAAAATATTGCTAATATATTTAGCTGCTCCTTGCTTATCTAATAATGACATTGCAAACAGAGCTCCACTTGAAGCATATGCGCCTTTTTTTTCGTCTCCAGATAAATTCTCAATACCTTTTCCGACTAATTGTGCTCCAATTCCTTTTATTGTTGCTCTTACAATAGGACTTGTTTTCATAAACATCCCAACCTTACTCTGGCCGGCAGGTGTTAATAAGGATGTAATAGTTCCAACCACGTCATTACCAAATTTTTGAAAATCGTTTTTTGGCTTCAAATATGGCATTGCAGCATGCAGCTCTTTTTCAAGACCTGATGAGGTAGGAAAAATTTTCCCAGGAATTGTTTCTTCAAAAGGAAGAGGTTCTTTTCCTGTTATTGCTTTTGATAGAGGAGCGGCCACTAAATTAGTTAAAGATAATATATCTCCAGGAAGTCCTATTGCTGTAGTCCCTATTTTTGCGGCTCCAGAAGCTACGGTTTGCGCTAGTCCAGGAAAAAAACCTTCTTTTTTTTCTATTGGAGCGGGCTCTTCTTCTAATAATGTAAAAGCCATATTTCTATCATTCCTCTGGAATCCATTCTTTTCCATTAGATTTAAAAACTCTTCCAGTTTCTTCATCTTTTATTCGTTTTCCTGAATAAAAAGATGGAACAGGAAGAGCATTAAATATTTTAGAATCTGGATTTCTATATTGATTTTTCAATGCTTCTAGTTGTGGTTCAATTTTTTTCATTGCTCTTGACTGGGCTTCTGAAAAAGGAATTCTATGGGGCCCACCGGCTTTTTCAACTTCATCTAATATTGCCTGGTCTCCTAATAGATTAATTTGATTTATTGTAGATATTTGTTTTGCTACCCTCTTTCTTCCCTCTGGAGTGTTTAATAATCCAGGCAATCCTTTTAAATATGTTTTTACTTCAAATCCAGTAATTTGGCTTCCAAGGGTATTTTTAAGTCCTCTTAATTGATTAATTACTATTTTAGAGGCTTCTTGCGCCTCCGTCGATAACATTGACCTTCCAAAATTTGATAGTCCTGATTCTCCTTCTAAATCAAAAAAGGCAGAAGTAAAAGAAGATGGGAGTTTATCAGAAGCTTCCGTAAAAATATTTTGTAATCTATCAAAATCTAAAATTCGTTCTTTAGTGGAATTTATTTTTTCTGATAATTCTTGCAATTTCGGTTCATTTGATTTCAATATATCATTTTCTCTTGCAACGCGCTCTTTTGGGGTAAGCCCTTTAAATATACCTTCATCAGGTTTTTTTTCACCTTCTTGTCCTTGTCTAGAATCTCCAAGCGGGAGTTCTCTTCCTGCAGTTTGGCCACCCACATCAGGAGTTACCTGAGGCGATGTTGTTCCAGGTTCTTGACTTCCAACTCCTCCTCTTTGAAGCATATCTAACCCAAGTTTAACAACTTCAGTTTGTCCTCCAAGCCCAACACTCGAAAAAAGTTTTCCCAAAGCCGCTGCCTTATCTTCCGGCATTCCAAGATTTCTCAATAAAGGACTAAGATCTTTTCCTGCTATTCCAGAGGTTCCTCCTAACGCTAACTTCTGTAATTCGGGAGAGAGCCTTGAAATGCCTTCAGCTTTTTCCTTAGAGAGTCCAATTTTCTCCAATCCTCCTTGAATAGCTCGTCGATCCTGAAACTGCTTAATACCTTCTTGTAGTCCCGAACCAAGACCAGTTCCAAATCCTGTTAATAGCCTAGTTAAGGGTGATGGTATCTGTTCTGGTAAAATCTGGACTGGCATTTTAATTCCTCTTTTCTATTTAAAATCTTTAACCGAATGCGGGACCAGCAAATCTTTGCATTCCTAGCGGAGCCTGAACACCCGAAGCAGGCTTTTTATTAAACAAAGTGCTAAGTAAACCACCGATGCCGCCTCCAGCAGCTCCTCCCAAACCAAATCCAACGCCTTGACCTAGCCCACCCAATATACCACCCAACGCCCCTTCTTGCCCTGGTTGAAAAGCTGTTTCGAATTGTTGGCCTTGTGAAAAACCTAGTAATGCGAGTAGTTGTTGTAATCCTTGTTGTTGCGATTGCATCCCTAGTTGCGCTCTTTGAGAAGCTAGATCTTCAGCAAGTCCGGCTCCAGCTGATCCAAGTTGCTGTCCAAAAGCTGAGCTTCCCTGCGCCCCTAGTCCACTAAATCTCTCCGCGATTCCTGGCAGGATTTGTTCTTGGAATTGTCTTAATGCGGGAGCCTGGAGTTGACTCAAAAAGTCCTGGCTTCCACCTAACATAGATTGAATTGCGCCAAGTCCTTGTCCTTGCAAGCCACCTAATCCGCCAAGGATTTGACTAAATAATTGTTGCTGGGCGGGAGTTGTTGTTGAGATTTGTTTGAATTCGCCCTCTTTGCCAAAAAGAGCATCGCGTAAAGAAGCCATTTTTCACCTGTCGGTTTTCTTTTCAGTAAAGAGCTTTTTTTAAAAGATATCAAGAAATAAATTGAACGCTAAGTGCGAAAGTATTCTATTACAACATAAGTCGATGTATAGGCTGTTCTATCGACTCCAGTAACTAATACTACATTTGTCGCATCAATATAGAGCTCTACACTAAAGGCTGGTATGGCAAGAGCTAAATATGGAAGCGGGAGAGCAGCGACACCTGGAAATGTTGCGGCACCATAAAGTCTCGTAACTCTTATTTCTGCAAAGTTCGTGATTCCATGTGCTACAGTTTTAGTTGCTGTATTCGGAAGTGCCCCGCAATCTACAATCTTTCTAAAAATCATTCTCTTTGTTTGAGGATTTGCCCCAGGAAAAGTTTGGTTATTTTGAATTTCTATGGACTCATACTGCCCATTGTCTTTTCGATTAATAAGCTTAGCATATTTTTCTAAAGTGTTTTTAAGAAAAGATTGAAATTCTATAGGATCTTGTGGGATTGTGACATCTTCTGGAACAAAATTGCCTTCGGTAAATGATGGCTGAAAGGATGGTGTACTCATTAAGAAGCTCTCCCCGTGGGGCTTACTACAAGCATTAAGGCGTGGAGAACAATATCTGATTCTTGAATCGCACCATCTCTCATTTGGCTGTCATCGAGTGTCATCTTTAATTGAAATGAATCCCCTATGACGTTTCTAGAGGTTTTGTGCCAAATTTTTTGTTGGTTGTTAGCGTAGGTATCGTTGTCTTCTGGACGTGTGTAAATAGTCTTTGTCCCCCAAAGAGGATCAACTCCCGTGCTATTATCTGAGTTTCTATAAACATCTAGAGTAAACTCACCATCTGTGGTTTTGTTCAGTAAGAAGTGCATTTCTTCTAAGAAATTGTCCGCATTTGCTTGCGTAAAGAAGTCGAATTCTTTAGTCGTGATATTGATGTTATTAAGCACGGTTATAGTACCCCCGCCTGGATATGTACCAACAGCGGTTCCATCGATTGTGAATGTGTTAGCTGTCGGAACAGTAAGTACCTTAAAGGTTTGTGTTGTGTTTGGCGCGATAGGAGTAATCGTTATACCTGTTAAATTATTCAAGGTGACGTATTTACCTATACCTAAATTGTGATTTGGAGAAGTAACGGTTGATGGGTTACCAGCACCAGGTGTTGATATAGCCGTAACTGAAAGAGTTGGATCATTTCCTAGTGAGTCATCAAATGTTTGAGTAAACCCTTGCTGATTTCCTGCGATAATCTGTTTAAAAAGCGATTGGCTTATTCCATTATTCCAAGGAACTGTCCATTCCGACCATGTACGATAAGGTAAGGTTGCCCATGTATAGCCGCTCGTCTTTTGAAAATATCCGTAGCAAGTAAAAGAGTCGTTGAATATAGCAAATGTATTGTTCCTATAATTATAAACAATAATTTTGTCTGGGAATGTTTTATTGTTAATAAAGCTTGGAAATGTCCAGTAAACAACTTCTTTATTGTAATCCCTTATCCCATACACTCTTGTCGGGCCACTATTCGCATTAATAATGCGCCCAACCTCATCCGGTATCTTCTCATCTATTCGCTTAACTCCACCAGAGTTAGCAAGATGGATTCCTGTGTCTCCCACGCCCAATATTCCATCATCAAAAGGAATTTCTGAAAACGTAGATTCTGCGCCAAGTTCCGTGTTAATTTGTTGCCATACAAAAGGAAGAGCAGCATTCCCGATATAGACCAGTTCCCAAGTAGAGCTCTCAAAAAATACGACCACTCGATCTTTGACATATTGAGCGGATGTGATTCCTTGTGATGTAGGTGCATCGATATAACCACCTCTTCCGATAACATCATCTCTCCAGCCATTTGCCGTATCTGTCGGATCGCCATTTTGTGAAAACCTACAACGGTTCGGATGTTGTGTTGACCCAGCTAGATTAGGGCCTTCCCATGTATTTAATGCAAGTAGTCTGTTCTTGAATGGCAATAAAATCCGGCATTGGTGTAATTCGTTAGCGCCATTTATCGTAGGGGCAAAATTTACCCATGCTGCAGGGCCGGCAAAGGGATTATAATAGCGAATTGGATCGCCACCACCGACATTTTGATTAAAATTTGTTACCCAAAACATTAATTGAGATGCGGCGGCTCCCCTATAGCTAACAGTCCAAAAAAATTGGGAGTTGCTTCCTACCCAAGTTGTTGCTACACCACTTGGCAATTCTTCCCAAGCTCCCGTCAACCTATAAGCATATTTCGTATCAAAGACAACCGTCTGTTCTTGATTGATTGTTCCTTCTTCACGCGTCCTTAATCCCATCACAGGTAGGGATGGAAAATAGTTAAATGTGACCGTTATTGCTATCCCGCCAGGATCGGCAACGCTAAAGTTCAAAACAATTTGCCCTGTTGCGTAGTTAATCGTTCCGTCTGCGGCGTTTCCTCCGGTTGCGTTCATTACACCAGTTGTCGTCGCATCATCCCATGTATTTGCGCCCGATACTATTGTAATACTTCCTGGCTGTAGTTCTGCATTTGCCTCTGTTGCCCTTAGTGCAATGACGGCATCGGCTAAAAGATCGACAATTGTTGTGACAACTCCCGCTGCTGTCGTTTGAGCGATAGCGGTTGCCCCGATAACTCTTCGCAATCTGCCCTGGTTAAAAAAACCGCGACGCCTCTCTACCCTTCCTCTAAAAACAAGTGCATCTTGTAGGTCTGGGAAGGCCTTCTCTGGCAAAATAATCGGATCCAGGTCTCTTTCTAGACCTACATCGAAGTTAGCGATTAAGAAGTTTTGAGACATGGAGTCCTTAAGCTAGAATTCCGAAAATAATCACTTCTATTGTTCCTGGATCTACAAGATTTCCGGTATTTGTTCTTCTTGTTACAATATTTATATTAGCTGCGTTTTTAGTAATACTATATGTACTTGACATTGCGGTTCCATCATTAATGCTAACCGTTGAGCTCACTACAAAATTCGTATTAGCAAAATTTCTTGTAAACGTAATCGTATAACTTCCAAGACCATTCCTAACAACCCCAGTAATGTTAAAGCTGTTGGCTGATAGAGCACCCGCTCCTGTAAATGTGCAATATGCAGCGGCCGTGATCCCTCCGCCAGTTAGCCGAACGGCCGTACCGTTGTTCTCTGGACGATAATGTAAATCAGGCTGAGTTCCAGTATCGGCTGAATAAACCGCATTTTCATTTACCGCTGTTGCCGGAGCTGCGCCCTGCTCTGGAAATTGGCAAAAGTTATGCTTACCATTATTTGAGCCAGCTGTAAAGGTTATGTGATTATTCCCAAAAATAGTGTCTAATTGTTGAAAATTTGTTAAGATCTGACCTTGTGAGACCGAAGGGTCATCGGTAGAAAGTGGGATATTTGCATTGAATGACATTTCGCTTCCTTAAATATTAAACATTCGAAGGGAATGGATTCCTATAACCTATTCCATCAGAATATATTGTTGGCACTCTGTTTATACTAAGCTGTTTAAGCGTTCTTCTTTCTACGAGTCTTTTTTGTTTTTCAAACAATAACTCAACTTTTTGGTAGCTTTCCAAATCTAACTCATCTGCGAAAATCTTCATCGCAGCGCCATAAGCAATAAGTTGCCACCATTCGTTAAGTTGTGGTAAATCACCGGCGTTTACCAAGGCTGTTGGCGTTACATAGGTGTCCATTTCAACTCTATATGCCCTATCCGGAACGGGATAAAGTTGGAATACATCATTGTAGAAAAGCACGGCAAATGGTCTTGAAGCCTGGTAATTGATATATTGCACTTGTATCGCAGTTCCCGTTGCCACAACACCGGTCCATGTGATGTTTGCTATGGCTCCAGTAATATAATTGATTGTAGAGCCCGCGGCGATATCCCCTGTAAACGATCCTAAGCCATTATCTTGGGCTGTTAGAGAATTTCCGCCATTATCTACGGTTGAGAGCAAAACTCGGCTTCTTTTGACAGGTGTAGCGCTTATCGTTCCTGAATAGGGGCCGGCAATACCTGTTCCTGTCGTTAAGGTTTCTGTTGCTTGCAATTCGGGATATTGATCAAAGAAATATTGTCTGCTTTGATACAGTTCTGCCTGGTAGCCCCCAACATAAATCGGCCCCTCAATTGTTACATTTGCATTCGGTGTAAAATTGTAAAGATCTATATTTGGTGTAGTTATGAAACTGTAAACTTCTTTTAGACTCAATAACCTAAGGTGCTCTGGCAGATCGTATTGATAGAAGGTGTTTATATACTCATCCAGCTCAGAATTTGTGAGCTGATTTGTAGATGGCTTGGCCGTTACTCTTCTTACCTTTAATCTGATATCTGCTAAATCAGGCATTTAATACCAATTTGTTACCAATTACTACCAATTTAACTAAAATCGTTAGAAACAAAGCTATAACGCTCAAATGGCTTGTCTGCGCCAATCATCTTATTTCCGTCTTTGTCAACGAGCCATTTATGCTTTTTATAGCGACATTGACGGTTAATATGTCGTGCTACTCCTAATGGAAGTTCATATTCCTGTCCATCGATAAGATTATAAGTTCTAATTGGATCACCTTTATAAAGACGGATTGAAAATGTTGCGTCTCCATTGGGACACTCATGATTTTTAAAAATCCCCTTCACAAGCCTAGATTCTTCCTGTCTGGCTGCTTCTACAAATTCGGAGGCTTTTTTTCGCTCTTCTTCAGAAAGCTTTTTTCTTTTTTCTAGGTGAACTTCTTTTACATAACTTAACGCTGACATATTTCTCCTTGTATTGCCTTTGTATCTAAATTGTAAGTTAGTAAAGATGGGTTTAATAGTCAAAATTTTAATATACAAAACAAAAAAGGGCTCCGAAGAGCCCTCTAAATACTCAAAGAATTGAGTAAAATTGAACGCTAGACTGTATAGTCTCGGCTAAGTGCAACCCAATCCATGACATTGGTATTTGCTCCAACAACAGTCGTTCCTAAGGTAAGTCCATAGATACTTCCGTTATCGGTTGGCTGATCAAGTGCAGTTGCTATTTCACCAAAAGGCACAACATGCGGGAAGCTAATTCCAGCAGCTGCGACAGCTGATGTTGGGAATGCAAATGCAGTGAAAGCGCTAGAGTCAATATTTACCGTAAAAGTACTTGCTGTTATGGCAGTGATTTGTCCAGTTCTTCCATTGATTTGAGTCATTCCCCATCCAGCAGGAACACGGATAGTTACGAGGTCGCCCACGGTATATCCATGATCTACTGATGTTGTTACAACTGCGCTAGCAGCGGCAGTAATAGCAGTGATCCATCGACGACGAGGTAAGAACCTAGCATCGTTGATGAGTCTCCAGCTACCCGCTGTTGCAGCAGCAGCAAATCCAGCTGAGGTTATGTTGGCAAGTTGAAAGCTTACGCCTGCAACTACTGTTCCAACAGTAAACTCTAGCCCTGCAACTTGAAGCATTCCAGTTGTTCCATAAACACGGACGATTTGTCCGGCTGTAGGAGTTGTTCCAGAAGAAACAACGGCTGGATTTGCTTGGTTGATTGCAGTGATTGCCGAAGCGGCTCCATCGCTATATGAGCTTTGGTCAACTTCGGTAAAACCGGCTCCACCAGCGGCAACAAGTGTGCCATTGAGTGCGCCAGCGCCAGATTCTGTAATTGTCTTAGCTTGGCCAGCGGCATAGCCACGGTACCAGAAAGATTCAATTACAGCATTTGGGTTTGTTCCCCAAGTAGAGCGGTTGGTTACCTTGAAGTAATCTACCGATTTTGGGAATGTTATTGTTCTTACAGCTCCATCAGAAGTGAAAGAACCAGAAGCAACTAAAGATAAAGGTGTGCTCATATTCTTACTCCTTATGCGGCTGTGCAGCGAAGATTAAAGACCCAAGAATCATTAGTGATTCGTGGAACTTGTGCAAATCTGCATGCTGCTGTTTGTCTTAATTCTGCTGGGTCATCCAAATTTCTGTTACTTAATGACTTAAATAGACTAATTATGTTATAATTGCTGTTATGAAAGATGATTTTGATCTTGCTTATGTAGCTGGATATATTGATGGAGATGGCTCTTTTTATTGTCGAAAAGAACCTGACAAGAGAAATGGGAAGATCTATTTCCGGTGTGGAATAAGAATTTCTTCTACAAACGTCCAAGTTCTTCAGGATTTTAAATATCGCTTTGGTGGATCTGTTTCTAGCGGAGCGATTTATAAAAATCGATCCCATCATAAACCGATCTTCTCTTATCATCTTCAAAATCAAAAAGCCTTTGCTCTCTCCAAATTGTTGATCCCTTTCCTTACAGAAAAAAAGCAACAAGCCGAAATACTGTGTCAGTTTTTCAAAAGCAAAAATTCTGATTTTAAAATATCTTGCACAACTAAAATTACAGAATGCAAAAGTCTTTCGAAAGATATTGATAGACCTATAAAAGAACTCATTACTAAAACAAAAAACACGATCGAACCAATAGCTGAAGATTTTTCTTATCTCGCTGGTTTTATCGACGCTGAATGTTGTCTTAAAATTATGAGAACTAGAGGTTCTAAAAAACTCTCTCAAAAAATTTATCTTTGCTGTAACAACACATCCTATACAGTTTTTAAATGGATAATTCCTAGATTTGGAGGCAATTTGTATTTTGTTTCTAGAACAAACAAAAACCCAAGTTGCAGCGATCAACTTTATTGGTATATTTCCAGTAAGGCTCTCGAACTTCTTCTTCCGAAGATTTATCCAGTACTCAGATTTAAAAAACCTATATGCAAACAATTGATAAACTTTTCTGAAACAATATTTCCAAATGGAGGAGATCGCCAGTCCAAGCAATTCAAAACTGCTCTGGCTTTTGCTCTTCTCAAGCGTGAATTTATTATCCAAAAAGTTCATCTTTTAAACCGTAAAGGTTGTTAACTTATTTAAGCGGGGAAAGTTCTTCGACTCTCCCTCTCGGGGTTTCCTCCCGAGTTCAGACTATCGCTTCTCTTTTCAGAGTCTCTAGACTTAGTCGTTCACGCTGCAAGAAGCATTTCTGCTTCAGCTTGCGCCTTGTCGCCATAGCTTTCGCCGTAGGTGTCCAAGTCAATCACTAGAGATTTATCCACGGCAATGACTTCACCGTGACCTGGTGGATGAAAAATGAAAGCAGCCGATTGGCTAGTTTGATCAATCACTCCATAAGCTTCTCTACCTGTTACGAATACGTTGTAGATATCCGCTCCAAGTAAGGACGCATTAGTGGTAATGGAACCGCGTGAAGAGACCATAAATCGGATGTTTCCGACAGATCCCCATTCGGCTGAACCAACACCTTGTTGATTTGGATATTGGGCCTTTTCAATGAATCCAGCTACGTTGCGAAGCTGACCGATCATGTCTGTGTGAGCCATCCCAAAATAGGCATCCATAATTGGGCCTGTACCAAATTTATCATCCCCTTCTTTCATGGACGTGATAAAATCAGCATCGTTTGATTGAAGAGTTTGAACTACAGCATCCACATCGGCGGCTGTAATTTCTGTGGGGTTATCGCCGTTTGTTCCATTTACGCAGTTAACTACTGAAGCCGTTCCTGCCAGCATATCGCGGCAAAGTTCGTCTTCTGTTTCACGCCAAAATCTGTTACTTTCACCTTTCTGGGCTACTGACCATATTTCTATGGCGGAAGGTCTTGTTATTCCCTTCTCCAAATCTTTCGAAATGGGTCGGACTATCGCACATGGTATTTTATAACCATTCAAACCGCTTAGTCTCTGCGGGTCTTGATTTCTTTTCAGTTTCACTGTAAACTCATTGGAATGAAAGAAGAATTGTTTTATCTTGCTGGCTATTTTGAAGGAGATGGATGTTTTCGAATTTCTAAATATCTTCAAAAAAAGAAGAATATTTTTGTTTACGAGCGTTCCATGACTATTACAAGTGTTTGTAAACCAACAATAGAATTTTTCTGTAATCAATTTAATGGATTTATGCAAATCGTTGCATCGAAAGAAAGAAAAAAAACAGCCTTTGTCTGGACTATAAAAGGAAAAGAATCGGCTTGTCTTGCCAAAAAACTTCTTCCTTATTTTATTAGCAAAAAAACAGAATGTTCTTTGTTTATAGATATAGACAATTCGGTTGTACAAAATAATTTCAAAAAAGTTTCTAGTAAAATACGTGAAAAGCGAGAAGCTCTTTTTGATCAACTTAAAACTGATCGTCACAAAACGTTGCTTGTTATAAAAGAAAAAATAGATGTTATTTCTAAGACTAAAAAAACTGTCGTACCATTTTGGTATGACTATATTTTTCTTGCAGGTCTTGCAGATGCTGAAGGATGCTTTAGAATTTGTGCTAGGCACCGCAACAGAAACAACAAAAAAGAAAAGATTTATAATATCACTTTTGAAATTGGAAATACTAAGATTGCCATAATTGAATGGCTTGTTGATAGATTTGGCGGCAATGTTACCTTTATTGAGGCAAAAAAAACATGGAAAGGTAAACGTGCAATTGCCATTTGGGCTATCCATTCTAAATCTCTTTTTCCAATTTTGAATAAAATTCATCCTTTTCTTAAAAATAAACAAGCTGTTTGTGAAGAGCTTATTAAATTCCAACAAACAATTCTTCCTAATGGAGGCGATAGACACAGCGACTCTTTTAAAAAAGATATCGCTCGACGAAAAGCCATAAGAGAAGATATTATTAGCGCCGTTCATATTTTGAATCGCAAAGGAATTTAATGTTCAAGTTCCCTCTGGTTGTCATAGGAAGTTATGCAGCTTCCCTTAGATTTTCCAAGGTATTCAGGTTTGATTTAAAGTCCACACGTATGTTTATGGACTGACCCAATCTTGCAGCAGCGGCATTCAAAACTGGATCTTCATTGATGGCCGTCACCTGACGGGTCAAAATTACATAAGTTGCGTAGAAATCAATCCGTGCATCCAAGTCCACTGCATTTAATTGTTGTGCAGGTGGGTTGTTGAATGTTGTATTGAGTGGAACTGGGAATGTATTAAGGCGCGTGTAGCGTCTCATACGCATAATATCTCCGCTTCTGTCCGGCATCACATAAGGTGTTGCGAAAGCTTTGTGAATCAATCTCGCTTGAGGAGTTGCTAAAAGCTTTTCGTTGAACCGTTGTGCTACAGGAGGTGGCAAAGATGTGCTTGTTGTAATAGCACTCATTTGTTACTCCGTATTGTTAATACCCTCCCTGGCCGCATCTCATCATTTCTGCATAGAGTTCATCTTTAGAGTAAGCATTTGCCTGCGATAACGGACGCTGCTTGCCGAGTGAATTGCTGCTTATTGGCTTCTTGGAGTTTTCATCTATTTTTTCAGCGCTTACCTTATTTGCCTGCTTTTCTCGAAAAAAATTGGCCTTCTTAATTTCTTTATAAGCCCGCTCGTAAGGATTGCGCGATTTCTGTATGAGATCTTCCAGTTCTGGGTCTTCTTTTACTAATTGTTCTATATGTTCAGGTGTTACAACTTGTTCATAGTCTTTGTATTGAGACTTGACTTGCGCGGGCTGCTGAGCAACTTCCCTTTTGCGAAACTCTTGTTCGACTAGTTCACGAGCCTTTTTTTCAGCCATCTTTTCGGTGTATTTCGACACCTGGCCGAATGTGATAAGGTCATCTGCCTGTAGCTGTGAAAACTCGTCTGGTTCCGCTTGTGGTTTTGGTGCTTGCGCCCTTTGCATCTCTTGCATCAATTCATAATTCTGCTGCTCAAGTTGCTTCATCTTCTGCTCCATTCGCCTGAAGTTATACTCTTTCGAGCCTGCTTCAGCCTCTTGGGGCTTTTCAGTAGACTGTTTAGCTTCCTCTGGAGCCTCGACGACTTGTTGCTCTTGTTTTACGTCTTCTTGGGATGCCTCTTCTGTCATACCACTCCTTTTTGGTTTGCGAGACCAATACGCAAAGAGCCTGTAACGTAGGCAATTCGTATATTAAGCTCAAGTTATTGAACTAATTGTTAATAGTCAAATCTTTATTAAATAGGAATAAAATTAGATGAGCAACGGATGTTTTTTTGACTTTGCTTCCAATTCTTTATATTTTTTGACAGAGAAAACTGTCTGGCTGTCATAATCATTGGGGTGCGACAAAACGTCATTCATACGTCTATATTCAGGAAGCGACCACAAAAGCTCAATATGGCCAACTCCTTTATCTATATAGTAAACCTCTGTTGCAGGCTCCATTGGGGGAATTGTCGTTCTTTTTACAAAAACAAACGATATTGTTCTACCTTTTTCAATGGGCGTTTTTTCCCAGATAGCCATAACGTAAAACTGTTCAGGCATTTCGGGTGATTCGGCTGCGTCTATCAATTCGCGCATGTAAGAGCCACCCATTGACTTGATTAAGTCGCCATCTTCTATCTTATCTCCGACTACATGGGCTTCTTTCGTCTCTGCAAGAAGTGTTCCAAGTGTCTCTCTTTCAGCAAACTGTGATTTCACTTTACCTCTAAAAAAGAGCCGAATTGCAATGGCAACCTAAGGACAGGGGGGTCAACAAGGAGTGTGCAGTTCGGCTCAAATCGCTAATATCTAGCGTCTTTTACGCTTTCTTGTTGTTTGATTACGATTTCAGAAGCGGGGGCAAGTGCTCCAGAATAACGTGTTGGTGCGTTCATCTGCTGCTTGATCACAATTTGTGAATCAGAAGCAAGCATGCCGCTCTTGCTTTGTTTAATTTTCTTGTCCATCTGTTCCTCCATGGATAGTGGTACCGTTAGTTTACGATATATTTAAAACAAAATTTTTACGCAAACATAATAATCATTATTTCAGATTTAAAGAAAAGCTGATCCTATAGAGACGCTTTTGGATTTTTCTTAAAAAACATTATATAAGAAGAATTAGAGATGCCATGGCGCAAATCAGAAAAACAAAGACAATCATCCACATAGTTACTTACCTATATTTTTTGTCGAATGCGAGATGAACAAAGTCTCGGATCTTTTTAGTCCATTTGCTAAAAAACCCTTCTCTTGGCCTCATAACGTAACAATCTGGATATCTTTTTTCTAACTTTCTTGTTTTCACCCTCTTAACCGACATTTCCCTCTTCTCCTATAGTTTCATCTCCTCCTTTATTCGGAAAAAGACCCAGTTTTTCAGCCAAATCGACAAGTGCATTAATCTGTGAAATATCGAGATCTTGAAGTTCCTTGAGTGTTCTTGCACGATTGAGCCTTGCATCCGATATATCCTCGATTGCTTTAGCTCTTCTCTCAATGGCCAATTCCTGATTTTCGGCAATTCTAGCCTTTCTTTCTAATCCTAGCCCCTTATCAGCTTCCGCCCTCGCATTAGCAAGGTTGATTTGCGCCTGTAGTTGTTGCATTTGAAGTTGTTGTGCTTGCGCTTGAGCTTCTGATGCAGCCTTTGCTTGTGCTTCCATGGCTGCTTTAAGATCTTTTTTCTCTGGAATCGGAGCCTTATCGATAAGGATTTCAGGCGGAATCTGGATGCCAAGCTTTTGCATCTCAAGGAGCGTAATAAAAGAAGCCTTGCGTTGTGTCTCTGTTAGCGTTCCTTCGGTCACGACGGAGTCATATTTCTGGAATGACTTGTTGAAGAATTGCTCCGATGGGTCTTCTCCAAGAACCCTACGCACTTTTCCATGCTCCCAGTTTTCTTGGATGATCGCCATAGTAATTTCCCCTAGAATCTTTTGTGATCGATCTAGGTTGTCGAAAAGAGATTGTAGGGTAGTTAGTCCAGCACCTTGTCGCATCATAGACAAAATGCCCGCTTTGTCGTCTTGGGCTGATCCTAGTAATTCTTCATTAACCCCAGAAATTTGATTTATTTCTTGCGATAGCATCTCCGAGAGTTGGATCATGGAAGGTGGGATTTGCGGTGGAATGAGTGATTCCACTGATCCCATGCCTAGGGGTGCGTCTTTTTTGAGAAACAGGGCTCGTCCTTGGCCCGTTAGGAAAGCGTCGTTATCATCTACGAGACTATCCTCCATTACTTTAAATCCTGAATTTAATTGAGATTCTAGAATGTCTAGTTCGATGATTTTTCGACGGTTATAGAGATACTGAGCATCTCTAAGTCCGCGGACGATCCCCTGAATTTTCCACTCATAATAAGGAGCTTCTGGCTCAAAATATCCCAGAACTGGAATAAATGGATATGGATCAATACCAAGAGGGTTCGGGCCATCAAACATCACTATGTTATTTACAACAATAGCGAGTCTTGTTGTCCTCTTCTCCGTTTTTGTGACCTTGACTTGTGGATAATCACGTAAAAATAATTTTAAATTCTTATCTGTTCCTTTCCACTCGAGCACTTCTCCGCTTTGCATATCGACAAGGAGGTTTTGACTCCGAAAGTCTTGATACCAATATTCATCGAGTGCCACCAGATTTGTTGAATCTGAGCGAAAGTTCGGAGGAAGCCATCTAAATTTATTGTCCTTAAAAGATCCACTCATCTGCATGATTTCTTTTTTTCTCTCAGGGATTAGTGAGGCTGCCTGATCACGCGTTAAAAACTTTCTCGTCCAGATAAATGCGGCATCACTCATATCCGGCTTTGTAAAATACTGATCGAGAAGCACGTTGTTGTAATTGAGATTATCGATGCGGATATCTCCATTGACAGGATCCGATCTAAAATCAAGCCACACGGACATTAGATTTAGGCCTGTTGTCAGCGCTCCTTCAAACGCTTCTGAGATAGTGTGATATGCATTGGTTTGATTGTTTACCCACTGAAGAAGTGTAGAGAATTGATCCGCCGTTAGCTCGTCTGAACCCTCTTGAGGCATAACGACTGTACTTTTTCTGTTTCGCCTTTGATAACCCGATACCATGTTGACGACACGACGAATCCGATTAAAGTTAAACCGCTTCTTGTGAGTATTAATGCCATTTCCATATATCTCATTCCAGAGATTCTGATCGCCTGTTTTAAAGCGTGTATCCGTCGTCCCTTCGTTCCAAAAAGTTTCATTTGCCTGTGAGTTTTCGGAAAAGCTTTGTGACATTCTTTTTAGAATGTCGTTTCCACCATCAACGTAAAAATCTGGGTTTAAAAGTGCCATAGTTCGCAGCTTGTCGGGGTTTTCTTTTTACATTATCTATAAAGGCTTTTTTTGAATATGGTATATTTATACGGGAAAAACTAGGAATAATTGAACTGGTATGTTAAGATTACAAGGCAAAAAAAGGACAACCGATGGATGAGTCACCCCATTGGATTTTAAGTTTCATCAACACTCCGTTTCCTCTTTTAGGCGTCTTGGCTTCTATCATTGGATATTTAGCTATCCATTCGCTTAATAGCATAAGCAGGAAATTCGACTCTCTGGAAAGAAAAATTGATTCCAGTATTGCAAAACTGGATTCAACCATAGAAAAAATGGATTCAAAGATAGAAAAACTAGACTCTAAAATAGAAAAACAAAATGACGCTATTTTGCAGAATTCTCAGCGTATCTCGATGATTGAGGGATATCTATGGTCAGACCTAAATAAAAACAGAAACCTCGATCGGTAAGGGAAACAATGGAAAAACTCACACTCGACGACCCACAACCAACAACGCTAAAGCTATCAAAGCAGCCCGCAACAATCGATTTAATTAATCCAAAACTTAGAGAGCTTTACAAAGAGATTGCTGCGGCCAAAGGGGATTACAGCCGACAGAATATTATCCTACTCAAAAGAGACTTCCGATATCCCAAGTGATGCTGGCAGAAGGATTTGAACCCACAACCCCCTGAGTACAAAACAGGTGCTCTTCCAATTGAGCTATGCCAGCCAAGGGGGCTGCGCTGTTTTGACGCTCCCCAATCTATCTCTACACAAGATAGAGAAGCAAAGTCAAGTTTTAGCACATTTCGTTTAATTCTTCGATCAAATCGTTTGCATATTCTTCGCATTCATCCGCCGTGCCAAAACAAAGCAGGTGACTATCGTCATAACGACTAAAATAACCGCGAACTTCTTTGGTGCATTCATCAATACCACACACGACAGCGATTTCTTCTAAGTGATACGAATTTACCCATTCTGATCCCTCTCCCTTAATCCACATGCCTTCCTCCTTAATTACCCTAAGTGTTAATCAAATCGCCGAATGCTTGATATACGGCCCTGGTTTTTTCAGCTAAATCAAGCATCTCTTCTTTTTTAATGTACTTGGCATCCCCCCCTCCATCTAAATCTACCCAGCAAGGGCGCTGCTGCTTTACAAGTGCTTTTTGAAGTTGTTTGAAGTCGATTGCTCTTTCCATAGAATCTCCCCCCTATGTGTTGTTTTAGACATTTAAACTAAGGGATAAAAAAAAGACAAGCTTTCTATTTTGGGATAATCGAGAGCGGGATATCCCCCTTTACATCAACGGTGTTTGATGGACTTTGAGTCTCATCAATAACATCGGAGGCAGTTCCAGCCGTCTCTACAATGTTAACCGAGATTGTCGTGCACATTGTCATGAATAGGAGTAATATCGGTATTACTAACATTGGTGGGATTATTTGTATTCTTTTCACAGTGCCGTCCTAACGATTCAAGTTTTTTCTTTATAGTATCGACGATAGGATTTTAATTCAAATGTGGGTTGCGTTAATTAAACGCTGCTCTATAATGTATGGAAATCGGAGGCGTTATGGTTAAATTTGGATGGAATGTGCGATGGTACTTCGGGATGACTCTTTGGGTTTTGATCCTAGTCGGCGTTGTATTGGCTCTTTGCGTGAAGTGTTTTTCATGGACGGGCTTTTTTGAGCCGCTTGATCTAGAATTCATCTGCCCGTCTCTTCCGCAAGACAATCCAGAAAAACAGCTTTATGACTTAATGAAAGACGACTCTAAGGACAGCAATGACAAGCAGGAAACTACCTATGACCCACATTACTAGAACATGGCAAAGAAGCTTGATAAGCCTTGTCGTTTTTGGATCACTTTGTGGGTGGTTATGTTTCTACATCATCTCGCGAGAAGAAAACAAAAACGCTTATCTAACCCCCGATCAAGTGTGGGCACGGGAAATTATCAATAGTATAGATAGGGTGGTTTAGTTGTCTGGAAATACCGGACAACTAACTATTGAGAGATTGAGGACTCGAACCTCAACCCTGCGCAAGGCCTATGGTCTTATCAGAGCAATCGAGAGTAGGATACGCCTATCTCGCAGGTCTCTTTGCCATAGGCGGAAACCCATCCGCTATGTCCCTCTTAATCCAGCCGCATACATTTGGTCTACTAACAGCTTACATTGCTCTATGCGGTGAACACTCCCTCTGCTTTAGCTGAGGGAGTGTTCACCCTTTAATCCAGTGTCTCTATTGTATTGACTTTCATAACCTACCTTAGCATGCTTAACAATAAAAAGTTTAAGATCGCTAGCCTGTTTTCTAAATTCTTCCTTATCCATTCTTTACTCTTTTTCAGGCAACTCAGGCAGATCCATCCAATGCGTAACGCGATCATCCACCTCCGTTTCACACGACCACAGTGGAAATCCACTAATATCTTTTGTCACGATACAGTCAATAAGCACACCGCCTCGTAATTCCGTGCACACAAGCTTAGGATTAAATGGCTCGGGGAGAGAGTTGTTAACGTCGATCCATTTCACTTTAATTCAACTTTTTTGGTGGTTTAGGTAAAGGCATCCAATGAGTTACTTCTTCGTAGTCGTTATCTATCTGCGAGAGCCACGTAGAATCAGCAAGTCCGTTCTGAACCACAATGCTATTGATATAGATATTGCCATGTTGATTACACACAATCACCCGCGCATTTATTTCAGGAAGAGACTCGTTAACGCTGATCCATTTCACTTTAATTTCCTTTATTTTTCATCGGCATCCCCATCATCGACAAAATTGTCTCGATTACCGTCACGCGTTTTTCAAGAGACGACACTTTCCTTTTAACATCGTTTAATTGATGTATTAGCCATCCGAAGCCGGCCCCTAGCATACCGATAATAGTTAAAAACTGTATATTGTCCATGCTTACTCCTTATTCCGCTTTCTTTAACTTAACAACAAACTCCACTTCGAGACCCAATCTAGAAATCACCTTTTCCATCTGCAATAAAGAAGTATTTCTATCTTTATCAAAAAACACGCGAAGACTTTCTTTTGACAGCCCCGTTAGTTTTTTTATTTCTTCTTTTGAATAGAATCCCAAGATGCTAGACACAAGTTTTTGCTTCCATTCTAAAGAAGATATCGCTTCTTCATCAGAAACCAAACGGCTCTTTTTCTGTACAGGCAAAACAATTTCCCTTGCAGGATTGTTTTTTGCAAGTCCTTCCAAGACGGCCCATTGATAAACAGCGCTGAGATAATGGAGAAAGTGTCTTAATGTAAGTCCAGACATGGGTCGATCATATCGTGTGTTCTTGTTTTTAAGATGATTTAGAGCTTTCATTATAATTTTTGGGTTTATTTCACTTAACAATAGCCCCTTTAATTCTTCTTCCCAAAATCTATAAAATCTGCATTCTCCGGAGTAAAATTTGCTTTTTTTTGCCCTTTCCAAATAACCTTTTAAAACATATGCGAACGGGGCATTAACATATTCGCATGATTCAACTTGACTTTCATAAAGATCGGAAAATGTCTTTGCTTCTTGTAGACTTTTGAAAGTTCGATATATCTTTGGAGCTCCCTTTTTCCTTACACTCATTCGATATGTCTTTTGACCGTTTTTTCCAATTCTCTCTTCAATATGTGCCATATTTCTCTTTAATCTCGTTTAACGTCCTTAGTGTTTCTTCATAGTCATCCACTGAATCACCAGGCCCATAATATTCTAGGTCACCAAAAATATCTTCCAACAGAGAGATTTTTAGTTCTTTTTGTACCACCCCAGAACCCAAAAGATCTTCTTGTTCCTTCGCAAGTTCTCCTAACCCGATTCCATTTTTGTAAAACGACATTTTCTTTTTTGTCGAAATAGCGTCTTGTAGGGTCATCACATCATAATTTGCGTCCGTATACTCCATTACAGTACAGAATTTCTTGCCAGGGTGTGTTCGCAATCCCCTTCCAAGCATTTGTGTATATAATCCCCTGCTCATCGTAGGCCGGCACATTAAAAGACATTCGATTGATGGTTCATCAAATCCTTCTGTTAAGATGTTGAAATTAATGAGAACCCGAAGGGGACCGTTCCTAAAAGAGTTAAGATAATAACTTCTTCTTTCGGGAGAAAGTGCGCCATACAAAATCTCCGCCGTAATTCCCTTTTGTTCAAATATCTTTTTTAGTTCTTTCCCATGATCAATGGAAGCAGCAAAACAGACAGTTTTTACAGGTTTTTTGAAATGGTCTATATAACTATTTACAATCAACTCGTTCCTGTTTTGTACGTTCACAATGGCTGTTAGTTCTTTTAGATTAAAATCCTTTTTATCTGTTTTTTGTAGAATTACGTTTGTTTTAAAATGATAACCAACCGCATCACTAAGATGCCCTAATTTAATTAAATCATTTATCCCTAGTTTTATAATTGGCAACCCAAATATCGGGGACAATCTTCGTCTATCTAATCTAAAAGGAGTGGCGGTTACCCCAAGCAACTTTTTGTGCTTAATCTTTTCCAACACGGAAAGATAGCTCTTGGCTGGCGCATGATGACATTCATCAACTATAATTAAATCAACCTCTTGGTTGTGGCTTCTCCTGGATATTGTCTGTATCATTTGTGCGCGAATAAGATGGTCAGCCCCCATACGCCTAGCTGTTTTTAAAGCCTGGTCAATTAGCTCTTTTCTATGACACAGCACAAGAGTTTTCGCGTTCATTCTTTTTGCAATTTCAGAAAAGACGACTGTTTTCCCTCCGCCTGTTGGAATAACAATCAGAGCCTTGTCTTTTGAGTTGAAATGGGTTATCGCCTTTGAAACAGCTTCTTCTTGAAATGGGTAAAGCTTCATCTGGTTTTTTCTTTATATTCCTCGTAGCACTCAAAATGCTTTCCCATGTAAGAAAGGAAATCTTCTTTCTTTAGTCCAATAAAATGGGCATGGCTTACCGCATTTACAGAGTAAAAAGCTAGCATATCAGTTATTTCCTGTACTGTTTCTTCTCTTTCTTCCTTAGTATCCATGCTTACTCCTCACTTGTTAGTTTTTTGAGCAGCTACAATACTTTCCCTCATTTCCTCTGGTATCTTGTTCTAAGAAGTAAAGCGGTTGTGGGATCTTTTTTAAATCGTCTAGTTAAAAGTCTAGAGATTCGGGGAAATCTTACATTGCATATCTCGGCTGAACGCCAATTACTCACTATACAACACACTTTCACTTTTCTTTCTTCTAGATTCAAAATGTAGGTCGGCTTGTGCTTATCGTTTCTCCAATGCTCACAATATTCTCCACCCACAAGGCACAATAACATAAGTGATTTTCTTAAATGTTCGCACATAACGGCCTCTATCATTTCGTGGGAAGAAAGACACTTGTTTGCTTTCTCAATACCCATGCTTACTCCTCATCTCCTTAAGTTTTTCTTTCGTCATCCCGCCTGGTGTATTGCCCACAAACTCAAGGGCTTGCGTTAAGTAGCGTAGGCAGTCTGAGTTGCTAACTAAAATGCCGTTTGCAAAATAACAATGATCGCTTTCGACCTCGATATCAAAAACCTCTATTTCGATGTCCAAGCGCAGCTCCGCAACTTCTTGAACATGTTGTTTGTATTGAGTATTTAGAAGTATTATAAACGGCTCCACAAAATTCGCATTTTCTTTCTTCGAAATCCATTTTTTCTCTATAACGGCCTTTCTGTTTACATGCGGAGGAGCAGTATTTTTGGTGATATGTTTTGGCGCCGTATTTTTTTTTACATTGAATGCAAATCTTGGGGATATGAAAAATACCAAATCTAAATCTTCGAGCATGTTTTTTATGCCATTTAATGCCTTCCTCACTGCCATGCCACACTTTTGCAAATTCCATGGCTTTATAAATGCCCTTACGTGAGACTTCTTTTCGTTCTTCGGTTGACATATGCTCCCTGAGATGCTTTCTTTTTTCGATGCACTCAAGATTTTCAATCTGATTATTTCTCGAATTTTCGTCTTTATGGTGAATATGATGCCCTCTTGGGATCTTTCCATTACGCTTTGCCCAAACTGCTCTTTGTAAATAGGAATGCTTATTAGATGTGGTTGAGCCTCTTTTATAATATCTTTCATACCATCTGTAATAGTATCCGTCGAAAATGATTTGTTTTTCATCCTCGCTAATAAGAAACTCTCCCGAAACCCTAAATCTTGTATCCTTGAGTTTGATCCAAATTGTTTCTGCCATTCATCTATTCCCTCTATAGAATATAGAGGATCATTATATCGTAGAGCATCAGAAAAAACAAGTGAATTGCCGCTAAATATCTTGTGATTTTTTGTGCAGATTATTTCACCGTGATCAAATTTAATATTTATTAATTCCTTAACAGTATATCTGAATTTGGTAAGCACTTTTCTTTTTCCGGTTGGCGTTAGCACGAAATCCCCCACTAAGACACCTTTTATCGGCTTTTCTCCAAATGGTGTTGCAATAAGGGTTTCTCCTATAAAACACGAATGGCTCGACCAATCGTGCCTCGGCCTGCCCCTGAATACCTGAGCCCTGTCATCCCATTCAGCATGGTATTGCAATAAGCACTTGATCAAATATTCGCATCTCGTCTTGTCAATAAACATTCTGGGCATTGTGGATCGAACTTTTTCAATACCTTCCATAATGGAATACTTGTTTTCGAGGATCGAAAAATCAAATCCTGCTTCTCTTGCCGTTTGAACGAAGGTCGTTCCCGTATTGTTGTGGCTTTTCCCGTCGTGGGGCGCGAAATGTTTTCCATAATTATACTTCCTTTCTCTTAGCACATTTAGATAGTGTGATAAAGCGTACCCCGTGTTCTCATAATGATCAACGATCAAGATTTCATTACCACGTATTTGAAAAAATATGATCACCATTGCATCTGTAAAGCCTAAATCCCATACAGTATATACGAGGCGATTTTCTTCAATGGGCACATAGCCAATGCGTCCCTCTTTTTCCATTTGCTCGAGCTGCTTGCCGTAGTAAGATCCGACAACGCCGGAATCAAATGAACAAAAGTATTCTTGCCTTATCATTTCTTCGGAAATACCCTGGGAACGCTTCCTGTCGATCTCCTTTAGCTCAATTAGGCCTGTATCCTCGATGGTATATAAAGAAGCATGCCATTCGGGGTCAGTCTTGGCGTATTCATAAAGTTCATAAAAGTGATTTTTGCTTTGTGGCGTACTGTTGAAAATTGCCCACCCTTTGTTCTTAGCCAGAATAGGATCTAAAATGGCCGTCCATACGAGCGGATGTTGATAAGCGTACTCTGAAAGAACAACACCCATTGGATTTGTTCCGCGCAGAGCATCATAGTGATCAGAGCCTAGCACTTGTATAATTGAGCCGTTAAATAGCTTGAGTTTCATTTCGTTGAGCCATTTCTGTTCAAGCGCGTGGGGAGGAATAAAGTCTAGATAGCTCATTCCATCTTCAGTGATGTTATCCCAAAAGGCTTTGCGTGCCTGTGCGTAGGACGGAAAAACGTAGAAATAGACACCCTTGCGTATGCATGCTTTTTCAAGCAAGATGTTCCAGCACGTGATATCTTTACCGCCTCGCCTGTGATAGACAATAACAGCTCTTTTTTTTCCCTCGCCTGCTCTGCCATCTACGATCATATCCGAGTCTCTCATAGCCCAAATAACTGGCTCTTGGTGTGGGTATGGCTCGAATAGATGGGGCAGTTTAATGTCTATAGTCATCTAGTACCTAACGATTTAAATAATTTAGTCCATTTGACGAATTGTGTAAATGTGCTTATATGTACATAAAAACCCATAAGGAGGGTATATGACTAAACATTATTTAACCGCAATCGGTTTGGCTTTAACATGTGCCTCTATCGTTAGCGGATCAGAAGTTGATCAACTACAGCCGTCACGCTCTATTTTTACGAATAAAGAGCAAACGGCACATGTATGCTATAGCAAAGAGGACATTTCTTTTGGCAGCGTTAAGCGCGTTTCTGTGAGCACGTCTGCTCTCATGGAAAAAGAAGAGGCTAACACCATCTATTATGGTATTGATGCATCTTTCGGCGGAGTGTGGAGTACCTATGCTCTAGACTATATCCCAGACACCACAGTTACAATTAAGCATTTCGGCCTAGGTGCAACTATCGGTCTTAGAGGTGGATATTCATGGGAGCTGTTTAGCAAGCTCGCGCTCACACCATATCTTAAGCTAAGCACTGGTTTTTTTGCCCCAGAATCCCAATTCATCAGCAGTTTTGTCAACGGTTATAATTCTGCTATTGGACTCAGGGCATCTTACGCCTTTTTAAGTTCACTTACAGCTGGTCTTGACGTGAGTATTTCAAGGCCTCTTGGAAGATATTCTAGGATAACTTACTTAAAAAAAGGATGGACTGGGACGGGCAAAGAAAAGTTCGGCTACTCTGCTGCGCTCCCTATCACGTATAAACCGGCTAAGTGGGATCACATCAAGTTCTTTGTTGAGCCTAAATATGCAGGCTCTCATCTTGCTCATAAGGGATCTTTTGAGTACGGAATTGGCACAATCTACTGTTTTTAATCATCTCCCCCTGATGGTTGGCCCTGCTTTAAGCGGGGCTTTTTTACTCAGACGAAGAATTCACTTTTACAGATCCTATCGAGGCTGCTAAACATTACGCTTCGGCCTAATTTGCCTCTTCGCTATCGGGCTCGTTTTCCTCAGCGGGCCTTTTTTTATTTGTGATTGTGAGCATATATTGGGCATTTCCACCAGCGTCTTGATCTTTATCCCATCCATATTTCTTTTGAAACTTGTTGCGCATGATGGTTTCCCATGTCTTTGGTGAACCACCCTTTATCTCACCATCTACGAGCTTTTCTCCTCTAGCAAACCACTTCTGAAATGACTTAGCGTAAGCATCCTTAAGCAAGATGGAATCGAAGATCTTATTTTCAATTAGTTTTTCCATTGTCTCCCAACAACAATGATTCCCTTCATCATCTCGGTAAAACCATCCATATTTCGGAATTCCGCTAGCAATATGATCGCAATAACTCTTAAAAGCTTTATTCTTAGATTCTTGTGTTTTCAGTCCTTCCCCGAATTTATTTCCTAATGACGCCTCAACCTGGCGTTTTGCTTGTTCTTCGTTTAGAAGTGGTGATGGCATCGCGTAAAATCCTTTTTTAACGAATAATTTACTTGCTAAATTAATTCTAATCTATAAAATGTTTTGTTAATTTTAAGCAAGTGGGGGATTATGGCAAGATTATTTGAGGAAGTGGAAAGGGTATTGGTAAAGCACTTAATTTTTTTAGATGAGGAGGAATACGAGGAACTTGGCGTGTTTTTAGAGGCTCTGTTATTAGAAAAGACTACAAAGCTTCAGGATCCAGAGAAGCGCCGGGAAATGTATTCGGCAGTGCGTAAACGACAATTTCAACTCGCGGGCGAGCGCTATATAGCTTCGACGAATAGCCCGCACAAATTTGCGAATCGTTTTTGAGCATGCCTGCTATTTCTAAAATATCCTCGCTGAATTTTCTGCAATTCGTAAGGTCAGGCTTGGCCACGTGCGGAGTCCTTTCTTGCGCCAGAACGGCCCATTTCTTTTTAGATGTAGACTTGGGTATTGGCATGTAAAAAGTCATATCGACTCTTACAGGTCCGAAAAACTCCCATATCTTTTGCGATTTGACGCATGCAATGTCTCGTTTTTTCTCTTTATCCTTTGGATTATAATAGATCGGTCCCCGCTTTCTGGGTGGGGTCCATGGTGTCGGTGGGTATGGTATCGTTATTCGGCATTCCATCAGAGTTAAAATTATTTCTTAACTCTTTTTTAGTCCAGAGTATTTTCTCGCCGTTTTTCTTCCACCCCAAATCAGCAAAAGTCACCAGCCCGTTCGAAAAATCTATGATCCTCAAGGCATGATGATAAGATGGCCTAAGTGTTTTCTTGCGATACCTAAATATAAGCGCCTGAGCGATCCCAAGTTTTTCGCAAAAATCCCCAATTTTCATTTGAGTCAATTCTATGTATTTTTCTAGATCCATACACTTTTTTTAGATTTTTGGTTATGTTTAGCAAATAAGTGTATGATCAAGTTGTGTTCAAAGCAAGCGAAAACTCAAGAAAGTTTAACGGGATCATATCCTTTTTTCCACTGCAAAGAAAAAATTTGTACACTTTTTAACAATATTTCATTTGCCTTAAATTTTCTCACTCTGTACACTTTTTAACAAAAGGAATGCACATGTCAACACAACCTGGCTTTTCAGAACTACTCGACTCTTTCGGAAAGCATTTAGGCTCTCTTGATCATGCGCTACTACAATTTAAGGAACATCCTATGTACGCAGAATGGCTAGACAACGATGAAGTAAACGTCACGAAATGCATTTGCAACGAAGATGATTGCAAAGAGTGCAACGATGAAGCTGACGAAATTATTGATGATTTAATAGCTGAGCTTTATGAGTAAACAACAAAAGGGGGAATTTATGGAAAATAAGATTGTAAGTATGTCTAACGATATCGAGAACAAAAAGGAGTTGCTCAAGGCAACGATCTGCAAGGGAGCTAGTGACGATGAGTTTGAACTTTTCGTGCATGCATGTAAGCGCACTGGTTTAGATCCGTTCATGAAACAAGTCTACGCTGTTAAGCGATGGGACAGTTCGCTAGGTCGTCAAGCGCTTACCATCCAAACGTCGATCGATGGCTTTCGCTTAATCGCGGAAAGAACAGGTCGTTACTCACCAGGGAAAGAGACAAAGTTCGAGTATGACGAAAATAAAAATCTCATTTCTGCAACCGCCTACGTCAAGAAAATGACGGCTGATGGAACTTGGCACGAAGTATCCGCGACAGCTTTCTTTGAGGAATATGCACAAAAAAGCAAAGAGGGAAAGCTAACGTCATTTTGGGCAAAAATGCCAAAAACGATGCTTGCGAAATGCAGCGAAGCTCTTGCCTTAAGACGCGGCTTTCCGGCTGAACTATCAGGACTTTATACAACCGATGAGATGCAACAAGCAAATTCAAAAGATCCTGCTATCGAGGTTGTCTCCGCCGTAGAATATTTATCTCACGAGCAACTCGATGAAATCGAGGAACTCATCGGAAACGACGCCGCCCTTTTATCCAAGATTCTGGGTTGGCTCAAAATTGAGAGCTTAGCTGCAATGCCAACATCTCGCTTTGCTGCTTGCAAGGCGTGGGTAGAAAAACAATTAACAACACAAGAGGCAGCTCATGGCTAACAGTTCACTAATTCAGGGCTCGTCAGAATGGCTATCCTTCCGCAAAGATAAGATTGGCGCGTCTGATCTGCCCGCTATCATGGGATGCAGTCCCTGGACTACTCCATATCAACTGTGGCAACTAAAAACGGGCCGTATTCCTGATAAGAATGTGTCTTTTGCTATGCAACGAGGTGTGCATTTAGAGCCTATTGCCCGCTCGCTTGCTGAGAGCCACTTTAAAACGCCTCTTGAGCCTCTGGTTAAGATTCACCCCAATGAATGGGCGATCGCCTCTTTAGACGCTGTTTCTATCGACGGCGATCTTGTTGTCGAAATCAAATGCCCTGGCGAAAAGTGGCATCTTGAGACAATTGAGAGTAAAAAAGTTCCGTATCACTATGAAGTTCAGTGCCAATGGCAGCTTTTTGTAACTGATCTAGATCACATGTATTACATGAGCTACTCTGAAGATTGCTATGAGATCATCGAAGTGAAGCGCAATGATATCCTCATCCAAGAGATGGAAGAAAAAGCTTTTGAGTTCTTGCAATGCGTCTTGAATGATACACCTCCGGAAGCATCAGAGGGAGATTCTATTTACATTGATACATCTAATCACGAGGAGCTTAAAAAAAGAGCGCGCCACGTCCAGGCTCAATATGAACACTTCAAGGCAGAGTTTGAAAAGGTTAAGCAAGAAATCTTAGATCTTACCGATGGCGGTAAATGTGAGAGCGACTTTTTCAGGGTGTGGCAGCAAATCTCTCAAAGAATTGATTATGAGAAAATGATCAAAGAACTTAAGATCGATCCTTTAACAGTCGAGCTCTACAAAAAACCGCCGACTGTCTCTTCAAGAGTTAAAATAATCTAGCTTCCTTTCGTTGGGGGGCTCTTCGGGGGCCCTTTTTTCTAAACGACTCACATTCAATTGTTAATTCTAAAAATCAGCCAAAATCGCTTTGTCTTTTTTGACAAGTAAATTTTTTAGCCTAACGCTTAAATTCTTTTCTAGACTATTTTTTGAAAAAGAAAAGCCCCCGCACAGGGCAGGGGCTAAATCCTAAAGGTAACCTTCCGAGAAAGTTGTGTTACCTTCAATACCTAACCAAAGGCGGTAGCCATGGTAGCTGATCTTAATAATAATAATCAAACATCTTCAGAAAAAAATCAAACATCAATTCAAAGATCACTTCATGATCGTCGCAATCCTTATGCTCAGATCAATCGCTCACTTCTACAAAACACAAAGTTGACCTGGGGGGCGCGAGGTCTTTTAGCCTATCTTCTAAGCCTTCCGGATGATTGGAAAATTTCAATGGTCCATCTTGTTACGCAAGCTCCTGAGGGGAAAGATGCCGTTCGTTCTCTTTTTAGAATCCTCGAAAGTGAAGGGTATGCCACCAGGGAAAAATTTGCCGACCCTATATTTCCAGGTCTTGTTCGTGAACGATGGATAATCAGTGAAGAGCCCAGATTCAAAAAATTTTTGCCAGATGCGGGTTTCCCGACGCCGGATGAGCCAACGGCGGATGACCCGCCAGTACTAAAGAAAGAGAGTACTAAAGAGATATATACTAAGAAAGAAATCCCCCTAAAGGGGGATAAAGAAAGAAACGACGCTGATGCGTCGGCCGCGGCTAAAGCCGCTCCCTTTCCAATTAAGAAAAAACCTCTTGATAAGATCAAATTCCAGGAACATGTGTTTCTGACCAAAGAGGAGTATGAGAAGCTCATGAAGAAATTCGGAGAGGCTGGAACCAAACACAGAATTGAAAAACTTAACGCCTATGTGGGAAGCAAGAACAAACGATATGCCTCGCATTACCATACGATCTTGGCTTGGGACTTAAGAGACGCGGAAGAAGCTCAAAAAAAGGCTTCAATTGCAAAAAAAGCAGAAACTGATAGACCATCTGGCATAAGTTATCGAGTTCCCAAGTGGGTTCAAGACAAATTCGATAAGGAAAAACTAGAAAAAGAGAGAAAAAATGAGCAATAAATGGAATCCAGTCGAACGATTCGTAGACTCTAAATATTTAAACGCTTCATTGAGCACTACGCTATTGACTGAAAAGCATCAGAAGGTTCTAGAAGAATGGATAAAAGAAAAAAAAGGTTTTTTGATATACCTGGGAGTTCCTGGTTGTGGAAAAACATATACATCAATAAGTTGTGCTCGTTTTTTATTCAATCAATTGAAAAAAATAGATGTTTATCCTTCTGTTTTTTATTATCCAATAAGAGATCTTTATGCTGAATTAAAAAACTTATATTCAAATAAACAATCCGACTTCAGTTTAAAGGAAAGATTGAAGACTGCTGATTTTTTAGCTCTGGATGATATTGGTTCTTCACGTCTTTCGGATTGGGAAAAAGAAATTATTTTAGATGTCATCGATGGTCGCTATTCAAGAGAAAAACATACTATCATAACCTCAAATCTTCGAGCTAGCGATTTCAAGGAATATTTTGATGAAAGAACATCATCAAGGCTGCTTGATAAAAATAACTTTTACATTGAGGACTGGGAAAATGATTATCGTCGCATGTGAAAATTTCTGTAGACGCTATTTTAGAAAAGGGTTAAAAAAGTTTTTTAACTGTGTGTCGTAAAAATGGACAACTTAAACAACCCTTTCTGGCAAAATCTTCAAATAGCGAGGATCTACCATGATAAAGTCGCTAGCTGCTACAGCGATAGCTTCAGTGCAAACATCGATGAAAAGAGAATCCCCCCGCACATTCTGTTCAAGAAAATCATCCCAGATACAACGCCTTGTGATTCGAGCCATCTTAGAGAAATCTCTCTTTCCCTACCTTCGCCAGAATTCGCAAAAAAAGTTGAACGAGCATTCATGGAATTTGCATTAGGAGCTAACGATGCTTAACGTGATTAATGTCAGACTTGTCGATAAAGGGGTTCTAGTTGCCTTTTTCGACGTTGAGATACCTCAGTGGCACATTACTATCTATGGTTGCCAGCACTTCAAAAAAGAGGCACGCCAATGGGTTTCTTTGCCATCTCGCAAGGTTGATGGAAAGGATGGCAAGACAACTTACCTTCCGTACATCAAATTTTCAGATGTTGTAAAGAAAAAATTTGAAGAGGCGTGTTTAGCAGAACTCGCTAAACAATCCACTATGCCAACACAACAAGATCTAGGTTTTTAGCATCCATTTACACAAAATATTGAGCAATATTCGTATGCGTCGTGCTTTGACTTCTCTTGATCAGATGGTCCTTCTTGTTCCTCGGTCTTTTTTTCCCTAAGAATCGTTTTTCCGTCTTCCTCGATTACCTCATATTGGGTATTATCTTCTTCGTCAGGAGCCCAGATCGGAAACTTTTCCCACCAATATTTCACGATCAGGGGAGGATAGATATGACATAACACACTGTGGTTTAGTAATATTATGATTATAAGAATGGATAAGAAGACAGAGTAAATGATCTTACGGGCGTTGTATTTCAAGCAATTACGTATTCTGTAACCAATATACATCCTATGGTCCCAGCTCCTCCGGCAAACGCAGAACCGGAAGAAATATAATTAGAACTTCCTCCTCCTCCCGCTCCATATCCAAATGCATTAGTTCCATTTGCGCCAAGGCCAGACCAATATCCTGTCCCACCTGATCCAAAAGGAGAATTTCCTCCAGCTCCACCTAAAACAAGAACTCCTGTGAAGCTCCCTTGTCCTTGCTGGCCTTGCCAACCTTTTACATGATACGTTCCACCTGATCCACCAGTGCCCCCCGTTCCAGGCCCTGCTGAAGAACTTGCCCCTGCTGCTCCGAATGCTCCTCCTAGTCCTCCTCCTGCCGTCAGCAATGCCCCTAAGCTTGTTGTAGATCCGTTATTCCCTGCAGCTCCAGAAACCCCCGTCCCGCCAGCTCCACATGTCACTGCTTGTGATACCCCTATTGTCGCTGCTGAAAAAACTCCCTCTGCGTACTCGCCACCTCCACCTCCACCACCTACGCTTGTTTGCCCTGCGCCTGTCGCTGCGCATCCACCCCCAGCCCCACCACCCCCAACTAGTTTAACTTCACAATAAACCATGCCTGCTGTTGGCGTGTAGGTTCCGTTGGTGATAAAAAATTGCTGCACTACGCTCAATTCTCTCATAGCAAGCGTTCCTGTACTATTCGTAGCTGGGAATTTGCTGTTAGCTGTAGTTAGCTGTCCGACTACATTTGTCGCAGTAGAGTAAAGAATCTGCTGCGATGTAGTCGTTGCGGGATAAGTAGCCGTTGAAAATGCCGATGTTGTTCCAACACCTTGGCCCTGAAGCACTGTTCCGGCTGCTGCTGTTGGTTCATTGATTGAATTGTTTGTGGTCATGAATTTCTCCTAATAATTAGCATCTCTCCAAATGCACTACACAATTGTTATATTACCTTGCTTTGCACTAGCTATCCAATGCGTCCCGCTAACATCACAAACGAGCTGTATCCAATCCCCTTGCGCCGTTGATGCAAGGCTTCCGCCTACGCCTAGCGTCGTCTGTACATTACCCAATCGGATTCTTTGCCCAGCGCCCTGTGTAATCGTCCAAGATGTAGCTCCACTTAAATTTACCTCGATTGTGTCTCCAACCGCCGCCGCCGCCGGAAGAGAAAGCGAGATTGCGCCTCCACCAGTACCACAAATATAACCTATTCCGTTGACTAAGGCCTGAGAAGCTATAATATACTGCCATGACAAAGAAGAACCAGCTATTCCTATAGTGATCGATCCAGAGCCGTTTGTTATAGAAATTCCAGTGCCTGCAGTGATTGTAGCCCCTACAGGATTTAAGCCCGTTCTACCTATAATTATTTTTCCATCTGCATCAAGATCGCCAACAAGGGGTTTTGTTGCTGCAAAACTGATATTGTTCATCCAGCCAATGCCGTTAATCCATCCTGGCATAGTTAATCTCCTAAGTTACTAGCGAATATTCGTATGCTATTCGCCAATTTATGGTTTTTCCGGCTATTCCAAGCACCCTTATGATTCCGTTATTGCCTGATATGACAAAGGTTACGTCGCATGACAACATCGCTGCTTCTTCAAAGTCTTCAGTTACTTCAGATGCAATCTCAATACCCGCGACTCCTGTTGTCCTAGCCGAAGAACTTACGAAATAGCCCCCACCAGCCCCGTCTGTGGTATTAAATCCGACAACGTGCCCTTCTAAAACATACACACCAGCTACTGCTCCTAGGTTTATGGTCACTATGTCCGATGTAACAGCGCCTATGGTTTGCGTTGTAGCGGATGCTTTATAATTATTTGCGTTAAGTTGATAAACTGGAGATGTTACACTTGTTGCCAGAGTGATTGCAGAATCTAGATTTATTGTAATCGTGCTTCCAGCTCCGGAAGTTCCTATATTTGTTCCTCCAGCTAGGGTAATATTTCCAGCTGTTGGCGATATTGCGCCCCCTGCATCTCCAGTGAGTGTTTCCACGTCTCCAACAGGCCCAATATCGGCTTCAAAGGCATCTAGTCGTTTTGAGAACGGATTGAGTATAAATCTCATAATATTAATACCTTATGTTATGCGTAAGTATACCCAGCTCTTCCACTCCAAGTAAATTCGTAGTCAGACGAAACAGTTCCATCAGAATTTATCGGATACTCGATGTGAGTAAGATTATTACTGCCATCATAGGTCATGCGCCTAAGCTGCCATACAGCCTGGGCTTCGGTTGAACCAGGTCTTGCAAATCCAGCATAGATCAGATTTGTGCCTGTGTATGCTCCGCGGAATGTAGTCCACAATTCCGAATCCTGTATGGGGCGGAAATTTCCATCTGTTTGGGTAAGAGGACGTGATTTACGTGACATCGCTTCTCCTTTCGGGTTTTCTCAGCCAGAAGGCTGGTAATTATTTTTTTGATGTGTTATCTCCTTTGTAAAAGAAAAGAATTGTTTTGTAAATAAATTATTTTACTAGGAGTGTCACTATGTCAAAAAAAGAAAAAGAGAAACAAGAAGATCCTCATTACATTCAAACGCTTACGACTCAACATTATAGTATTTTTTTTAAAGGATCATTGTACGAATTTTATTTCAATCCACACAGAACAATCGATGAGAATATCGAGGCATTAGAATATCTTTTAAAGCATGCAAAAAATACACGAGATGTAGTTGAGATTGAAGAACAACTCTCAAAACAAGAAGAAGACGTTATCGATTAATCAAAAAAAAAGGCTCCCGAAGGAGCCTTTAACCAAAGACAAAGTTAATTGCTTAACTATGCTTGGAATCCGCACTTAAACCATACCCATTCAACTGCTCCAGGTGCTACCGCTGCATGAGTTAGCCTAAAGAACGGAACTATAACGTCCGCATTATCAAATGTATAAGCGCGTGGGGCTGTTGGAGCAACACCATTAATCGTTGCAGTTACAACGCCAGCTGCCGATACTAAAATTCTAAGCGTGTTTATAGTTCCATCACCACCCCAGTTATCTGTGGTATTAGTGATCGTCTGTCCACCGCTATTCAGCTCGTCAAAGATAACAATTTGTGTAGCTGATGTAGCCGCATTCATGCCCATTGCATAGTAGTCTGTGTAGTTAGCAAATGTTGCATTATTGGCTTCGGTTTTTCTAAATCCAAAAATGTAAGGATCTGCGCCAGACATATCTGCAATACGGAATCTCCACTCGCAGAAAAATGCCGCGGATGTTCCCACAGTGAATGCTAGTCTTGAGTTATCCCTTGCAGCACCGAAGTTGTATTCAGCACCTTCTAAAACGGTTAGATCAAGAGCTACGTTCAATCCATTGGCAGTCATTCTCGGAGCTATAATAGTTTGACCAGCGCCTAAAATGAACTGTTCCATGATCAGGCCATCTTGGCAAATCATGAGGTTAACATCGCCAGTTGCGCCTGTTGGTGCTACGCCAGTTGTTGCATTTGACTGCAGAATTGGCGATTGCCTAAACGTTATAAAATCACCACTGCTTGTGACAAACTCACAGGTGGCTTCTTTAATCGTTCCCGTCATTGTTGTGCGACCTGTACCCGATTGGATTACAGTTGCCGATGCCCCTACTGTTGAACCAAGTGTTGTTGTATGGGCAGTTGCAGTAGCGCCAAAACTAGCCGCTCCTGTTCCCACATCCACTACAACACTTGTTGCTCCGTTGTTATTTCCGAGGGTTAATGTTCTAGCAGCCGCGCCCGTTCCCACATTAATATTTTGCGCCACCGCATCATTACCAATATTAATCACTGCCGCTGAAGAATTGAGCGACAAGATCCCGCTACAGTCAATATCTAGTGTTCCAGCGGTTACGCTGATTGTAGAATTATCGTCAGCGTTGATGCTGAAGTTAGCATCCGAATCAATTGTGATAATACCTGCTGTTGATGAACCAATAGTTACAGCGCCCGTGCTTGTGCCATCATTGATCGTGACAGCTGCATTGACGTTATTGTTGATAGCTACGATAGCATCAATATTAAGCGTGGTAAGAGCATCAGCATTACCTAGATTTGCCGTCTTTGTGCCCGTTCCCGTCATGACATTTAATGCCATTGTTCCGGCTGCTCTATTGCCTGTTGCAATCTCTGTAGTATGAGTTCCTGATGTTACAGCGCCAGTTGCTACATTTGTGAGTACTTGGCCTGTTGTGACACCACCAGTACCACAAATATAACCTATTCCGTTGACTAAGGCCTGAGAAGCTATAATATACTGCCATGACAAAGAAGAACCAGCTATTCCTATAGTGATCGAT